AAGCCAGTAGTTAAGAAGGCTAAGTAAATGGAATCAACAAAGAGAACGTTATTAAAGACAGCAAGTTGGGAAACGTTTCATCTAGTTGGTGTTGCTGGTATTATTTCTCTTGTAACATGGAGAATAACTGGAGAAGTAGATTATGAATATGCAAGTCTTGGGGCATTGGGATATATTGCTTGGGAGGCACTTGGATACTTCTTACATGAAAGAGTTTGGGCTAAATTTGGAAAGGGAATTAAATAATGCGTATCAAAATTATTCGCTTTGTTGTAAAAGCACTTGGTTATGAATGGGGTGGAGACAAACTCAATGCACCAATCTGGACAGTAAAAGCAAAAAAGAAGAAGTAAAATATGGCATTGTACGAATATGATTGTATGCCATGTGCACAAAGATATATCAAGGAACGTTCTATTAAAGAAAATGATCCTGGATATATATGCGAGACTTGCAATCACACGCTAGTTCGTGTATACTCTAATGTAGGAGCAGTATTCAACGGTAGTGGGTTTTATTCCACTGATAACAGAAAGCGGTAGTATAATGTTTGGTATGACTAAAGAAAAAGTAGAAGAGAAAAAATGGCTACTATCTCCTTTAGATCGATGTGACAGATGTAACGCTGAGGCCTTAGTTAAGGTCACTGGTATAACTGGAGACCTTATGTTTTGTGGTCACCACTACAATAAGATAATGGCCATCCCAGATGGCTATAATAGTATGATGTCTTTTATGATAAGTGTTATAGATGAAAGAGATAAACTTATTGAAAACAAGTCAAAAGACAATGATTACTTAGGCAAAGATGATGAGTAAAAATATAGTAGTTGTTGGTGGAGGTACTGCAGGATGGCTTACTGCACTAATGGCTAACAAAACACATCCAGAAGTAGAAATTACTTTGATAGAATCGAAAGAAATAGGAATTTTAGGTGCAGGAGAAGGAACTACTCCATTTTTTGCTGAATTTTTTAAATATCTTGGCATACCTTTATCAGACTTAGTATCAAATTGTGATGCAACAGTCAAAAATGGAATTAAGTTTACTAACTGGAACAACGACAATGAGTTTTATTATCATGGTTTTGGATCTACAGACGTAGGCTTGTCATTTCAACCAATAGTTGCTCCTTTCCAGTACATCAGTCCACATATTTCTGCAAGCATTGCCTTAAATGGTGGCATAAAACAAATAGATTTTTCAGAAAAAATTTCAGAAAAAAATAAAGTTCCATTTATTTTTAAGAAAAAACAAGACAAAAACCCAATTCTAGATTATCAAAATATTGGAGCAATAGCAGTTCATTTTGATGCTACAAAACTTGCAAATAGATTAAAAGAAATAGGAATTGAACGTGGAATCAAAGTAATAGAGGAAACCATTAAAGATATATCTTTAGATAAAGACAAATATATTGTTGGTATGGTTTTAGACAATGATGAATTTATTTCATGTGATTTTGTTTTTGATTGTAGTGGGTTTCATAGGCTGATTATTGATAAGGTCTTTAATTCAAAATGGAAAAGTTATAAGGATTTTCTGCCAGTAGACTCTGCAATACCATTTTTTACTGAGATGCAAGAAAGCATGCCTGCCTACACAGAGGCAATTTCAATGAAATATGGGTGGATGTGGAAAATTCCACTACAAAGTAGATTTGGGTGTGGATATGTCTACGACTCTTCTTTAATATCAGAAGAAGATGCGGTAAAAGAGATTGAGGAATTTTTAGGATATGTGCCAACTTATCCAAGAAAAGGCAAGGGTGGCTTCAAATTTAGTGCTGGATCTTATGAAGAAACTTGGATAAGCAATTGTTTATCTGTTGGATTAGCAGCAAACTTTATAGAGCCATTAGAAGCAACATCTTTGCTCGTAACCACCACATCATTGGCGCTTTTCTTTTCTTATCCTAACTGTTTTATGATTAAATCAGATAAAATTAAAAACGAATTTAATAAAAAAGTCCTTAAAAGAAATGATGATATATCACAATTTATATATTTTCATTATATGAATTTAAGAGATGATACTGAGTTTTGGAAAAAATTTTCCTATATCAAAGCGCCACAAGAATTAAAAGAAAAGATTGACATATGGAATTATAGACTACCAAGCACATATGATTCTACTGAAAACTGGGTACATATTTCGTGGGCAACTGTTGGAATTAATCAAGGGACCATTAATAAAAATACTGCAAAAGAATATATAGAAAACTCTGAAAACTTTGAGCAAGGACTTGAAACATATGATCGCTTTGTTAGTTATCAAGATTACAAAGTTTCACAATGCGTCGATCATAGAGAATTTTTGGATTCATTAAAATGAAATTTAGAACAGAGTGGATTAATGCTCTAAGAACAATGAAACACAAAGAATACTGGAATAAACCAAATACGGTTGAGTTCTTTGCCTTTATGACTAAGGCAACAATTATCATCCCAGGTCTTTTGTTTGATACACAGATCTGGTGGCTTTATATTTTTGCACTTGTAACTAGCCTTGCTCTTATTTGGTCATCAACTGTAAAGACATTACCAACAATTATTTGGTTTAATATTTTGTGGTCAATTCTTGCTACAACTGCTATAATTAAGTATTGGGTCTAAGGAGGACTATGTGTTTGAATATTATGTTAAGAAAGTAACAAAGGTCGTTGATGGAGATACTATCGATGTTGATATTGATTTAGGTTTTGACATTTCTTTTAGTTCAAGAGTCAGACTCGCTGGTATTGATACACCTGAGTCTCGTACAGCAGACAAGGCTGAAAAGGCTTTAGGGCTGGAAGCAAAGGCTTATTTGAAGGCTGCTATTGACAGTGCTAAGTCTGTAGTAATTAAGACAGAGAAGATGGACTCTTCAGAAAAGTATGGTCGTATTCTTGGTTGGGTTTACCTTGATGGAGATACTGTTTCTATTAATGATAAGATGATTAATGATGGTCATGCTTGGGGCTACATGGGAGAAACAAAAGTCAAAGACTTTGTCGCACTTGCAAAGGCTAGAAAAAAATCTGGTAAGTAAAATGGGACTTCAAGAAGAAGCCATGCTTGAACACCTAATGCTTCAGGGTGCTGTAGAATTTCAGGGGATAGATGATCTAACTGGTGAAATGATGTACAGCATAACAGATAAACTAAAAGAAATAAGTCCAGAAATCTACGAACAACTAAAAGATCAATACGAGCACCATATGTTCCAATTAATTGATCAAGGCCCAACAAGAATGACTTGGAGGGTTAGGGTTTGAGTTACGAAGAGGAAGAAATAGAAAGGCTTATACTTCTTGGAGCGCTTGAGCCATCAGGTTTAGATTCAGAAACTGGAGAGTTTTTGTATACTTTTACAGATAAACTTGCTGAAATAAATCCAGAACTTTACAAAGACATTTCTTCTTATTTTTATGCTGAGACCATGTACCTTTGGAGTCATGGGTTTATTGACATGGACATAACATCTTTAAACCCATTAGTAAAACTAGGCCCTAAAGCCTTAGATTTAGATGCTGTTAATTTATTAGAAAAAAATCAAAAAAGGGTTTTTGAAGAAATTTATAGAATTATTTCAGGAAAAAAGTGATACAATGATTGCTTGGGGGCCACATGAATAATGTTTTTGGTGCTGCAGGCATAACTCTATGCATATTACTATTATTATTCCTTTATGTTATGCGTAATAGGACTAACAACAATGAAGAAACTTTTATTGTGAGTCAATCAATGATTCTTCACAGATATGTTCAAAACAAGCAATATGGAAAAAATATTAAAATTAAAACACAGTCAAGAAAATATCACGAAAAAACAAATATTAAAGTGATTATTGTTGATCAAAATGCCTACTGGGTTAAGGACAATATTTTTTATACAGCACCCATGTTCAACGAAAATATAGATCACGATCTGGCTCAAGAAGTTGACACAATAAGTATGGATAAGGTACAATTAGAACAGATGCTTTTTATAATGGACAAACTAAGAGAAGGAATTGACAATGATAGTAGGAGTTCAGGGGACGAGTAGTTTCAATAACTACAATGTTTTTCTTAGGGCAATGGCTGTTGCTTTGTCTGAATTAAAAAATGAAGAAAAAGAATTTTACCTGTATTCTGCTGGACCAGCGAATATTAGTGAAATGGCAATGGAGTTTGTAAATTTGTCTGAAAGAGGCATGAAATCTAGAGGTAAATCAATAAAAATGTTTAGGGTTACTCCTGAATGGATTGAAGAAAACATAGATAGTATTAATCACTTTGCTTTTGTATCTAATCCAAAAGAAAAAGTTTCTAATATAGTTAATTTATCAAAATCAAAAAACATAAACACTAACGTATACAATTTTTAAGGAGTATGGACAATGATATCAATTAGTTCTCTTGAAAAAATGGAAACAATCGTTTCTAAGAACAACAACCTTTCCTGGGATGGGTGGGATGTTGTAGAGATGGTTAGGTCAGATAAGGCCTTTACCTCAAAGTTTGGGGCATTAAAAGATAATGCTTGGTACTTAAAAAAGATCTTCGTCGTTTCTAGAGATGGATGGGAAATACCTGACAAGTATGTGAGATAGCATGAATAAATTTAAATGGAAAGATGATGCTGCATGCCTTGATTATGATACAAATGTATTCTTTGATAAGTATGAAGAAGATGAACTACTAAGACCTGCCGTAGACCTAATGTGCTCAGTATGTCCCGTAAGAAAAGAATGTTTTTCTGTAGGAATTTCTGGAAAAGAATGGGGTGTATGGGGTGGAGTATACTTAGAAAATGGAGAAATATCAAAAGAGTTTTCTAGCCACAAGACAAAGAATGATTGGGGAACAACATGGCAATCCCTAACTTTGGAGTAATATGTATACAGATGCAATGAGAAGAGCATTTAGATCATTAGAATGCCCAAAAAACTTTTCTTTACAGGTTATAGACAATGATAATTTTTTAACAGTAAAGGCAAAAGAAAAAGACTTTATGTCTTTAGAAACTGTAGAGTTAAAAAGACAGGCTATTGAGTATATGATTCGTGTTAAAAAAGCATTAGAAGATAATGGAGCAATTGTTCTTTTAGTAAGAGAAGGCGGTAAAGAATTATGATTCAAACAACATTTATAGTTATACTATCAATCTTATCAACAGCATTTGCTTTTCTTTTTTATATTCAAAGAAGAAAAAATATACAAATAATCGCTCAAACACTTGAATTTTTTATGCTACAAGAAGCCCAGCAAGAACAAAGAAAAACAGATAAAGAAAAAGCCAATGAAGATTTTTTAAAATTTGTTTCAGATTCTCGTGATTGGGCATATCAGTACATAGAAGATGTTCAGGCTGGACTAAAAGAATTTGTTGATGAGGTAGAGCCTCAGATTGAATACTACGATAACTACGGCAGAGCAGTTGAAGGCATGCTTGCTCCACACGATTTTGCGCTAAAAAAAATATCTTTAGAATTTAAAAAATTAAAAAACTTGTTACCAGAAGACTATGATAGAATAGTATAATGAAATTTTATTATTTTGGTGGAGTAATGGGGCAAACAGACAGTGAAAAAATACCATCAAAACTAAACAAAAACAACTTTGATGGAGTCATGTTTACACACGACATACCTGAAGGGGATATGTTTGTAAAAGCAGCAAAAGATATAAAGACTAATGAAAAAATTAAATATTTAATTGCTATTAGACCCTATACTATATCTCCACAATACCTATCTATGATTAATAAATCAATGAATAGTATAGATAGGGGTAGGCTGCAAATAAACTTAATATCTGGATATATAAAAGATCACGAAGATGGTGTTGGTGGAATAGTAGGTGAAGTAAATGATCAATCAAGTTCGATAGATAGGTCAAACTATATGATAAAATTTCTTGATGCATTAAACTCTATGGATCAAGACAAGCATGCACCAGGATATTATCATGACCCAAATTATGAAAATAAGTTAGATGTTTATGTATCAACAACAAACAGTTATGTTTTTAAAGCAGCAAAAAAATACAATCATAAAATTATTTTGCCATATCACATATATGTGCGTGGATTCTGGTCTGACTCACACAAGAATTCATCTTTAATGATTCCATTAGAACTTGATAATACAGAAGTAATGTTGGCAATTACTCCAATAATCAGAGAAACAGAAGAAGAACTTGATCTTTTAACAAATCATGCAATTAGACCATCATGGAGAAAAGGCGAAATACCAAATGTTGTTTTAGATGTTGCCTATTTTACTTACGAACAGTTTGATGATTTTGTAAATACTCTTGAGAAGAGAGGAATAAACCATTTGCTTATTAATTCTGTACCATCAGAAGAGGCAAAAGTTATAATTCCATTCATAAATCAATACGTAAAATCAAGAAAAGGTTTTGTTAGTAATTAAACTAACAAATAAATAAATATCCTATAGGAGGAAAAATGAACACAACACAACTAAAAGCAATGCTTGCATCTTACGGACGATCAGTCCTTGGTGCTGCTATTGCACTTTACGCTTCAGGCGTAACAGATCCAAAGACACTTGCATACTCATTGCTTGGAGCAATCGTGCCCGTAGCATTGAGAGCAGTCAACCCTAACGACAAGGCATTCGGTAAGTTGCCATCAGTTGAAGAGGTAGACGTAGCAGTAAAGACTGCTAAGGTTGTTAAGAAGGCACCTGCTCGTAAGAAGGCAGCAGTAAAAAAGAAGTAGTATAATAGATACTATTCCGCTATGAGACTTTAAAAGGTTTTACAACGGATGTTC